GGAAATTCACCGAGATTAGTGGGCGGTACTTCGGGTCTACTCCTAACAAGTTTACTGAACCCATCGGTTCAATCCTCATAATATGCACCCCTGAGACAGTTCTTTCAAGCACCGACGCGAGCAAAACGCGAATATCTTCTGCCTTATCTCTAGCCGTTGGATAGTCCTCTCGACCTGCTCTAGTAATAATTTGAAGCATTGGATAGTCAATTCTGATACCGCCAGCGCCCATAGTAAATGTTGGGGAACTTCCAGCGTTCTCATATACGGCTACGCAAGCATCGGGTGTTTCAGGAAGGATTCCAAGAAAAATAGATGTGCCAAGGGTGCCTTGAGAAGCATGAGCGCCAAAAGCGCTTGCTGTGTTTTGTAGGTAATCCCCTACTGATTCAAGAATAGTTGGCATTAGCCCCTATGACCTTTCTCTATGATGTCGATAATTCTACCCTTTAAGTTTTCTTGCAAAGTAGACATTGCTTCCATGACTGGTTGCTCGAGGTATTTAGCCTGTGTGGGTGGCTTATGGTAGTTGCCAATAATTTCATGAACATAAAGGGCGTATGAAGCGGCGGGACCACCGTAGAAAATATCTACAAAATAGCCTTGGTTTCCCATCTGTGGAGCAGATACTCCGCCTGAACCGCGAAGAACGCCTGTATCTACTGGGACAAGAATCTGCGACTTAGCAAAAATTACATTGGCTTCTTCCCAAATTGCTTGGGCTATTGCTTGAGGGGCATCTTTCTTACCAGCGGTAAGAGCATTAACTAATTCTTCATCGCCAAATAAGTCGAGTTTGAAAGACGACTTAGCCATGACTAACGACCAAATCTGATGACGGTGTGATGCGCTCCGTTTTCGTCTGCGATGTTGTCTACGCCATTGATGGTAAAGGTGTCCGCCCCGACGACCATCCTATGAGCAACCGTGATTGATGTCGCGGGACCCTTGGTGATGAATCGTCCAATATCAACAACTTCGATTCCTTGAACATCTTTAGATTTAACTGTGTCATAAATTAAACGACCTGTTACGGTCACATTTGTATTAGAGGCACCAAAGGTAGTTTTGTTGTACTTATCAACAGAAGCCTTTGGAGTAAAGACAACAGAGTCAGTCATGAACTCTGCTACTTTGTTATAGATAGCATCCATTGGCTACCCCTATTCAACTATACGATGGTCGTAGACATTGTTAGGGTTATCGTGAATACCAGCATAGAAGTCAGTATTAAAGTCATCAACAATTCTGTCATTTGTAGACTTCAGACCTTGAGCGTTTGCGAATGGTCGAGGTGGTGATTTACGCATTTGTCTACGCAATAGACTTTCAGCCAACTCTTTGTAGTGCTGAATCTTTGACGAATAAGATTCTGAAACAGAGATGTCTCCGACGCTCTTAGAACTGCTATCGGCTAGACGGCTAAAACGAGCAATAAGGATTTCAGCCAATTCACGCGAGGCGCTATAAGCGTCCCCGCCCCACTCAGTAATAACATAGTTTAATTCTTCGTCACTAAAGAGCGCATCTGTTGAAGTTGTATCGCTGATAAGAAAACGCACATAGTTACGGGTAGATGTGCTTGGGTCTCCCGAGTAGGTAAATGTCATTACATTCCACCAAGCATCAGCATTTGAGTACGGGCAAGATTTAAGGCTTGCTTCACATTGACGGCATCTGTATCTGTTGATTCAGAGGCATCGCCTAAACCTGTAATTTTGTAAGTACCAGCGGCGAGTGCATTGCCTAAAGTAACGCTAGAAAGAGTTCCACCACTTATCGTAGGGGAAGTCAGAGTCTTGTTGGTTAAGGTGTCAGTTGTAGCCCGTCCCACCAAAGTATCGGTTGCGTTAGGAAGCGTAATTGTTCGGTCAGCCGTTGGGTCTGCAACTGTTAAAGTAGTTTCAAACCCATCATTTGTAGTACCTTCAAAAATAATGTCAGCGCCAGCGCCAAGGGTTACTGTTGCAGTAAAAGATGGAGCAGATTTAAGAATATAATCATCTAACTCTGTATCTATATCTGTTGCTAAATTAAGGAAGTCGGTATGTACGGCAGGGTTATCCCCCGCTGTTGGATAGCGTAAACCTTTAGTTGTTGTACCAGCCATTTATTTCTCCTTTACGCCAAGTATCTAACAATGACAACACCTGAACCGCCTGAGCCATTTGGGTAAGTTCCAGCGCCACTATTGTATGAAAAACCAGCGCCACCGCCACCTGTTGTTGCTATTCCATTAGCATCGGTAGAACTTGTAGAATTTAATCCACCTCCACCAAAAGTACGGGAACTAAATAAAATTCCACCGCCTGAAGCATTAGCGCCACCAGCACCACCGCCTGAGTAATAAACGGTTCCTAAAATGTTTTCTCCTGTATTGGTAGCAAGACCCCAAGCGGAATAAGTTGTAATTCCTATTCCTCCACCGATACCGTTATTACTATTTATTCCATCGGTTCCAATCGCACCAGCGCCACCACCACCTGCGACATCTCCACTAACAGTTACATTTCCACCGCGATTTCCGTGAAATGCGGTCGCACCTGTTCCTGATTGATTTGAAGCACCACCATTATTTGTTCCATCATTACCATTACCACCGCCTGAACCACCAGCAGAAGCAAGATACTGACCACCAAAGTTAGAGGCACCTCCTCTACCGCCGCCTGATGCAACAGTTAAAGATGCAAACTGACTGTTCACGCCTTGCGTAAATGTAGCGCCACCAGCGCCAACGGTTACAGTATGACTGGTCGCACTTAAACTTTGTCCTTCAAAATAAATAATTCCGCCAGCACCGCCACCGCCGCCTCGGTTTGAACCACCGCCGCCACCACCACCTGCGACCACTAAAATATCAGCAGTTAGCGCTTGTGTTGGAACAAATGCAGATGTTGAAGTAAATGCGTGATAAACATATCCGTTTGCATAAGTGATAGTTCCACCAGTTGCTTTGGCGGGTATCGTTGCAAAAATTCCTGAACTATTAAATGTATAAACTGTGTATGAACCTGAAGTGGTTTGAGTACCACCAATAAATGTTCCTTCTGAAGTTAGAGCGCGAAGGATTACAACTCCTGAGCCACCTGCACCGTTAGCGCTACTATCCTGACCAGCACCGCCACCACCGCCCCTGTTTGCCGTGCCATTGGTTTGTGTGGAATCGTTATATGCACTTCCATTGCCACCGCCACCTGAACCGCCAACACCCTTCGCGCCACTATCGTTAAACCCTAGTAAGCCACCACCACCACCTACCTCCATTACGAGTGCCACCAGCGCCACCTGCTTGTCCTGCGCCACCACCACCGCCACCTGAGAAAGTTTGAACGCCCGCTTCTCCTGCGAAACCTTGATTAGTAGTTCCCGTTCCTGCCGCACGACTTCCGCCAGCAGAAGTACCACCACCACCGCCGCCTGAACCACCGTTTTGACCTAGATAACCTTGGTTTGCATCGCCACCAGCACCGCCACCGCCACCGATTGAAGTTACAGTTGTAATTCCTGTACCACTAATAGATGAGTTGGTGCCGTTACCACCACTTCTCCTTGGTGAAGGAATAAAAGCGCCGCCAGCGCCTACGGTTACTGTGTAACTTTGACCTTTGGTAATCATTAAAGGTGATTCGAGGCTTCCACCACCACCTGTTGCAGTAACAGTTGAACGAAGTCCACCTGCACCACCGCCACCAGAGTTTTGTGAACCACCACCACCACCGCCAGCGACTACTAAGTAATCAACTGGAAAAACAAATCCACCCCGCGCTCCAGTCATGGTGATATTACCTGTGGTCAAAGTCGAAACTTGTGACCCAGGAATCATTATGCGTTGTAAGCCGAGGTGTGTAGTCATGGTTTTTTATATCCTTATTCGGTAATTAAATCCCAAGAAGTTGTTGTTTCATTCCATGTATACATTCCGCCGTCAGTTGGCATTGCAACTGGAGCCTCGTATACACAAGATTCTTCATTAAGAACCCATGATGGATAAGGCTTTGGAGCGATAAAGGCATCACGACCTGAATCGTATGTATATCCAATTCCTGCATAATTCTTTCTTAGAGGTGTTCCGCCTTTAGTATGAACTCCTGCCGATGTGTTATATGAGGTCTTAATCCAAGTACCACCAAGACCTAGTGTTGTTGCTAAAAATTCCTGTCCGTTTGATTCCTGTGAATCATCCACAACAAGAACGCGAAGAACGATGTTATTTCCATCTACTTCTGCGAAGTGTGCCATTTATTTCTCCTTTGTTTTTGTTATTTAGATTGCGTATCGAACGATAACAATACCTGAAGCCCCTGTGTAGCCACCTTCGCCGCCACCACCGCCACCGCCACCGCCTGTGTTTACTACCGCAGGTGCAGTAGAACCATAAGTACCGCCACCACCAAGACCACCAGTACCCGCTGTAAATGGAGAATCACCTCGACGACCACCACCACCACCTGCAAAATAACCGTTGTTTGCACCTGTGCCAGTTGCACTTGCCCAAGAAGCCCAAGTATTTAATCCGTTACCGCCGTTAAATGTTTGACCTGTTTGACCAGCACCACCGCCACCGCCACCGCCTGGGCTATAAGCACCACCAGCAAAACCGTAACCAGTTGCTCCGCCAGTATTTCCTTGGTTTGTAGCACCAACTGTTCCACCATCTGTTGAACCACCACCTGAGCCACCTGCTCCACCAGCAACAGTACCGCCGCCTGGGGCGCCAGCACCAAATCCGCCACCATTTGAAGTAATTGTGTCAAAAACAGAATTAGAACCAGCAGTTCCATTTCCTGCTGAACCCGTGCGCCCAGCACCACCAGCGCCTACGGTTACTGTTGCCGCTGTTGAAATCGTTCTAGTTTCTTGATAAGAAACTCCACCAGCGCCACCGCCACCTGCTCTTGTT